TCCATATTAGCTCCTAACGTGCTAATGGGTGGGTATTCAATCTTCTGGAAAACCTCAACACCCTCACCCAATGTCAGAGTACCAGTTTCCTTATCAAAAGTATAGTCGTAAGCGAACAATCCACCGGTGCCTTCGGTGCCTTTATACACCACAACAGACGCATCAAAGATTTCCTCAATATAGAAGTATTCTGACGGCATCTTTGCTTGCAGCGCCTGACGAATCAGCCTGCTACGCTCACGGAAAGTAACCTCGTTTGTACCTAGCATGATGTTCACTCTCGGAAAACCAGCCCCATCAGCAACAGAGCAAGCACCCACCTCATTTGGAAGCAGTGCAAGATGGTCGGGAAGATGGTTAACAGCCTTGCCTTTGTACTTCTTGTCATTATGTACGCCTTCCTCGGTTACAAGGTCAAGAAAGAGTCCTGTGGATACTTCTAGCATCTTTTCGTTGGCAATAGCCTCGCGTACATCGGGAAACTTGTCCAACTTGGAAGCATCCAGCCATACATTAGCTGTCAGTTTATTGTCGGTATCCCTGTAGTATGCATCAAAGATAAAACCAATCTGAGTTTCATCAAGAACCTTAGGGTCATTCGCGGTAATGAAGGCACCATCGTCAGACTTGGGATGCCCAACCGTTACAGGGCGACCATTCCAACCAGGGACAGCACGCTTCAACTCCTCCTTGGGATACAGTAGCCCGTTCATAACCATTTCTTTGGCCATGACAACGGAACCAGTCAGATAAGACTTGCCATCGAGGGTCTTCAGCTTCAGTCCCTCGCTGTTCATACCTGCTGTTTTTAATGCCACAAACTGCGCCACAGTATCCCTCTTTGTTTAATAACTTATCAAAATGCTGAAAAATAGTCAACCATCAAGTATCGACAGATTCGCCGCTTGAACTGAGGGGTTTATTCGGGGCCTTCTTTGTCTGCAATTCCGACTGCAATTTCCTGAATTTTTCCTCATTAAACCCGGACGCAAGTTGCGCGGCCTCTTCAGTACTATACCGCCACACGTTCACCAAATAATCCCTGAATGAAACAATAGCATACAACCCAGATGTAGCAAAGGTCATCAAGGCATTTGTAAAGTTAACAGCCGACTCGCTAACATCCTTATCGGTTGGAATTGATAGCGGTTTCCACTGCACATTGTAATCAAGGCCATTGGCTGGGCTTGCGATGATACGCCCCCTAATACAGAAATCAATAAATGGTCGCAGGATAAATGGTTCGGCAATGTTGCTACGGCGAATAGCAATTTGCTGTGCCCATGTTTCAGCATCCTGAATAGAGGCAAGTTTACCTACTTCGCTACCTGATAGGATGCGCTTGGGGATACGGGAAGCAATGGATATAACTGTCAACTGAACGTCCAGATGGTCTTTCGGACTGGCGATTGTCGGACTAAGCTGATTTGCCCTGACTCCCTTGAGCAGCATGGCCCTATCCAAACCCATAAAATACTTTTGGATGTCGTCTTTCATCTGCTTGCGGTCATCAGGAGCAATCTGGGTATCCGCATCAGCTTCAAAGCTAAATCCCTGGTACGCACCGCGCCAGAACATTTCTCCTGATCCTGCTACAACCTTCAAAATATCCAATAGGCGATCATAGACACGCTGCAGACGAGGCACCCCATAAACAAAACTGTTCACCGCGTTATCGGCGAAGTGGATTGTACGGGTATAGTGAACCCTGAACGTCCTGCTAAGCACTGGTGCGGAGGTAGTATCCACCAAAGGTGTGATTTCATACATTATGGGCAAGAGGTATCGGGGGCTATACAGGTCAGTGTCCCATTCCGTAATCTTCACTTCCCCTTCCATATAAGGGCGCATGTAGGCTAAGGTGTGCTTCTTACGGATTGGTATAAAAGGCTGATCCAGGGGCTTGCCATCATCCACACCCATTACCAACACACCAAAACGACCAATACCAGCCAGCGTGTCAAAAGAGCGCATGTAGGAAACAAGCCCCTTGCTCCGTACCATCTCCTTCCATTCCTTTTCAAATGGGGAATCGCGGGATGATTCAGACTCATAGACTTCCGGCATCTCGTTCCATGTATGGTCGGGATACGTTTCAATTACGCGAGCCGCTACGTCTTGCCGATTGTATGCCTGTAAGTAGTCGTCAAAAGTAAGGTTCTCAGGGTACCCCGCCACTTCACGGATATTTCTAGCCCCGGAAAACTGGCTGTGTGTACCTGAACGCTTGGCAAACTCAAGTCTGGATGTAGGCGGACATACGTTCTGATTGCCAAACAAGAGCGCTCGAAGCATTGTAGCGTCCACCTCTACAGTATCCTTCTGTGAAGCAGACTGTATTACCTTATTGTTCCGTGCTGACTTTTTAGCCATAGTATCCCTTGCGTATCCAAAATATATCATCTAATAGGGCAATTAGTCAACATGTCACCAAACCCCAGCTCTCTTTTCGTTACCCATTAGGTGCCTAATCGCCCAAACCAAAGCATCCATTCTGTCCGGTGAAGACTCCCCCGACGCAGGTGCCCAACTCGTAAGTTCGTTCTCTAGTTCTGAAAATTCACCTACAAAGTGTAAGCGACCCTTTTCGCAGGCTGTGGCCACCGGTTCGGCCCGTATAGCCTTACCTCTCGTCGCCCGTACCGCCTCGTAAGGAATAAGGGGTCTAATGGCACGAAGGTTAGCCTCAATCAAGTCACCGCCTTGGTTAACCTCACCAATGATAAGATTTGCCTCATTCCTATCAAAGCAGTTTATCGCCTCACGCGCCCATACAGCAGGCGTACCGGATATTGTGGCATCATCTAGGACATAGTAATGATCTTCACCCATTATCCTAGATACGCCTGCTGCAACAATACCTGTATTATTGCTTCCGTCATTTGAAGTAACCGCTGGGTCGCATCCTACAACAACTTGGCGCATTTCAGGGGCTACAGCTACCCGATTCTTGGCAATATCGGCATATTTGAACAGCGCACCCTCGGCGTCATCCCCAAATTCACCCATCAAAAAGCGTTTTCTATCCCTTTCCGATAAGCTGGCAAGGCTCTGCTCAATGTAGTTTTCCGCCAGATTCACGGCGTTATCAGTAGGATTCATCCGCATACACCCATACAACTCTGGATTTTTCAGCGGAGTATTATCGTCGGGTTGCAGCTTCTGTATCCATAGCTTGTACGTCCAGTGCCGTTTGTTAGGGGGGTTGCAGTCAAAATACAACTTGTTTATCAATCCAGGGCACTTCATAGCTAAACGGGTCTTGACGATGCCGATTGCCTTCCAGTCCAACTGGCTGGATTCGTTGAAGTAGATAGTCACGTACTCATTGCCCAGGATTTTTTCTACCCGTTCACCATCATCCAAGCCACCAATCCAGATTTCGCTGCCATTTGGCAGGGTGTAAAACCAGTCAACCTTGCTAAGCTTCATCTCCAATCCCGGAAATGCTAACTTGGCTATCTTTGGGATGGTATCGTACACCAACGACTGTTTGGCATGATTAAACCTAAGACGCAAAATGAGGTGTCTGCTTCCAGGTGTCTTCAGTGCCCTGACTAACACCGAATAGACGAGAATCGCAGTTTTTCCAGATCTGCTCCCGCCATAAAGTAATACATTGGTGATAGTAGGCGAACCAAGCAGCTTGATGGCTTCGTTTTGCTTTGGTGTCGGCTTAAAATCATTCATAATCCACACCAGCCCAGTTAATCCTAGCCTCAGCGCCATCAAAGTAGGGTTTGTGCTTTTCGATCCCGATGAAATTGCGCCCAGTATTCACCGCAGCCACCCCAGTACTACCTGCCCCCATGCAGTTATCCAGCACCGTTTCACCTTCTACTGTGTATGTCCTAATCAGATATTCCAATAGCGGGACAGGTTTCTGAGTAGGATGCACGGGCTTGGATTCACTGGCAAAACGTAGCACCTGTGTAGGATACCCCGTAAACTCCTTAACATAGCTAAGCTTATGGTTCTTCCTGCCAAACCCATGACTGCCTTCCCGCATATCAGCAGCGCAAACCTTCCAGCCGCTAACTGTCCTACCGCATGGGATCAGGTCTTGTGGGTAATATGGCATCTTCTTGTTTGAACCGTTAGCCACCGTACCCTCGCTGAACACACTAATGTACTCAACGCTGTTCATAGGCTTGTTCTTGGCATTGGTGAACCCTAGCGCCCTGCTCTTTTCCCAAACCCAGTCATATTTGTACCATTCCAAGTTGCTAAGGCGGAGATGGCTGCTGAATGGCTCCCTACCAAATAGCACAATGGCACCGTACTGCTTGATTACCCGCTTGTAATGCGCCCAAAGCGGCTCAAAGGGTATAACGGAATCCCATTTACAGGCGGTTGTCCCATATGGCAGGTCGCATAGAATCATGTCTATTGATTTATCGGGAATATCACCCATCACCCGCAGGCAATCATCGTTGTACAATATTGTCATA